TTTCTACCCATGTCACCTTTCATATCACCTTTTGTAAACTGATCAACATCTGTTGGAGTAAGTAACATACCTAAACTATCAATTACAAATAATACTTTAGGACGTTCTTCTTCAGCCATGTCTCTGTAATCATTCATAAACACACTTACAGTTTTAGCTACATCGTCAATCATAGACATGTTAAGTTTCAATAACTTACTTTCATCTGTATCTACGTCTAATGCATGTAACCATGCTTCATCAAGTGCGTTCTCTGAATCAATAAGAACTACAAATATTCCTTGTTGTTGTGCCGCTTTTACAATGTTACCTGCCGCAATGTAAGATTTACCTGCACCAGATTCTCCTGCAAAGACTGTAACTTTGCCTAAAGGAATTCCTTTGTTAAAGTCACCACTAACAAGATAGTTGAGTGCATAGTTGCCTGTTGAAATCCAATCAGTAGGATCGTTAAATCCTGCACTCATGCCTGTAATGGATTTCGTTAATTGTGTCCGAAACTTGCTCGGATCAAATGATTTTGCCATAATGCCTCCTAGTTAAAACCAATGTGGGGGATTTCTCCCCCACTGTAGATTAGTTGTTTTGTCTTGCTCTTATCATTGCAAGAATATCAGTTGCGTCACCTCCGCTTGCTTCTGCTTGTGCAGGAGCAGGTTGTGCTGGAGTTTCAGCAACTGCCGGCGCTGGTTCAGCAACTGGTGCTGTCTCAGTTACTGGAGCCGCCGCTGGTTGAGCCGCTGGCGCACTAGGTGCTGATGCCTTTGGATCACCAGTTCTTGCCGCCATGCCTGCTGGACGGAAGTATTGACCGAATTTATCCATGTCATATGCTTCTCCATCTACAGATGCTTCAAACATCTCTTGCATGACTTTTTGTTCAACTTCGCCTGGTTTCTTTGGAAGGAAGTCTGAAAGGTTAAACAAGCCGTTTGTGTTTACCGCTTGCATTTCAGCATCTCCTAATGGACGCTCTCTACGTGCCCAAGTTGATGTTGAATAGTCAGCATAGCCGCCTTTACTTGCTTTATTAAGACGGAAGTCTACACCAGCTGTATAATCTGTTGGCAATTCTTCCATATCAGGATCCATAAGAGCCTGTTTTATGATTTGGAAAATTTGTGGACCAATAATAAATCTACGAATTGGATTTTCCGGAGTTGAATCTTCACTTAACGGATTATCAGTTACAAAACCTTGGAATACGTATGAACGCTTCTTCCAATATTTACGACCCATATCCTCTAATGAAGGATCTTTAAACCAACCTCTAACTTCGTTTAGAATATTACAAGTGTCGCCATACATCTCCATACATGGGATTTGTACCTGTACAGGACGTGAATCAGTTTCACCTTTAATACCTTGGAAAGGAAGTTTAATTAGTAAACGTTCTACCCAGAAAAACGTATTGTCTTGATTGCCATCTGGCAGAAAACGTAACGTTGCCGTGTCGCCTTCTTTCATATTCCAGAATGGGTAAATTGCGTTATCACCACCGCCGCTACTATTGCCGCCTGTGCGTGATTCCTGTTCTTTGAGCTTTGCTCGAATTTCAGCTAATGATGCCATTTTATATGCCTCCTATTTGTTGCCTTTAGCTTTGTGCCTAGTTGTTTTGTACAGCACATATTAAGTACTATACGCTCTTATATAGCAGAAGTCAACCACTTTTTGCTATAAATTGGAAATTTTTTTAGTGAATGCCTGCTAGTGACTTCAAAGTTTCAACTTCTTCACTGTTATTCATCTTTACTTTATCCATAGCAAGATCTTTACGTTTTTTGTCGAAATGCTTTTTAGTATCTGGATCCATACCTGCTGGCGACTTACGAATATCACGTTCTAAGTCGTCTAAATCCATACTGTGACGTTTATTTTTTTCTTTGTCTGTTTCTTTTTCTTGCACTTGTGGCTCCATAGGTATCATTACCTCTTCATATTTTGATTTAATACGTTCTATGAATTCTTTTGCCATTTCAATTTTATCTTCACCGTAGTCTTTTTCAACCATAGTCAATACTGCTGTCTCGCCTTTTGGAAATGTACCATTTTCTTTATCAAATAGTGAAAGTATTTTTTCTGGTAAAGATACTTTTGGTTCTGGACGTTCATCATCTGAGCCATCACCTTTACCCATTGGTTCCATTTTACCATCAGGTGAAATTGCTATAGGCATATCTTCTTTATCTGAAAACTGTCCCATCATTTTTTCAAATGCAGATTCTATATCATCTGTTGTAGGAATATCTACAGTTTCACTATCCATTCCTTTTTTCTTTTTTCTAAGTTCTAAATATTCTTTGCCATCTGTTGCTACTAATCCCATTTTATCAGCATCAGCAGTAGATTGTTTGATATGCATCATTGGATATGTTTTCTTAACTTCTAATGTTTCAGGATCATATACTACACGCATGGTTCTATATTTTTCGTACTCTGATCTTTCATCCATACTTTTTATTTTTTCAACCCCAGGAATACTTTTACCTGTAAGTTTTTGATAACGCGAATTTATTTGTTTAGCCATTGCTTTATCTGTATTAGGATCGTTAAACATTTTTATTAACGCCTGTGCCTTTGGATCTGCATCGCCTTCACCTAATAAATCTTCCGGACCTAATTCTTTGACTGCTGATGCTTCGCTAACTAATCTATAAATGTATGGAAAAACATCTTTTAGTTCTTCGTTGAACTGTCTTATAGTAAGTTGATCAATCCAATCACCTGCAACATCTTCTGGAACTTCTTCTAATATTTTAGTTTCAAATGTTTTAACAGCTTCAGTATATGCAGTCTTTCTCTGGAGTTTCATTATTGTTTCTTTGACTGTGTTTACTCTATCATCTACAACATTCATGTATTGTGCTAGACCCTCGGCCATGACTCCGCTTCTAGACATGTATCTCATAAACTTACGTAGTTTGTTTAATTCTTCTGATAGGCCAACAATGTGTTTACCAAAGTCGTCGTATGGATTACCACCTTCGCTTACATGTCTTGCCATTGCTCTTGCACCATTGATGTGTCTAAATGGATACTTAAATCTTTCTCCACTATTATTATTTTCAATATAAATGCTTCCTATTTTTATATTTCTATTTTCTGCAACGCTATCAGTATGTTTAATTACTATCCTAGCATTGTCAACATCTTGATAACTTAATCTAGATGTTCCGTATAATTTTGATTCTGTCATGGTTCCTTCTCCAGAGGTATTGTTTTTTGATAAAAATTTGTAATCTCTTCTGTCTAAGTTTGTTTTTTGAATATCTCTAGTGTCAAAGTTTAATAGTCTTTTACGTGCAAATTCTCTTAATTCCTTTAAAAATGAAAACCAACTACTCTTAGTAGCATCTTGGCCGTCGTCAAAGAGTTTTTCGCTGTACATTACTGCAATGCTTTTTTCGTCTAAACTTATGCTAACTTTTTTGCCGTTATTAAATTCAAATTCAAAAAATCTGCCTTCTGCAGGGATATTTGTAACTTCTCCAGCTTCATTGCCTATGGTGACATTTTTGTACTTACCACGTATCTTAGAAAAAAGTTCTTCACTTATTTTATTCAAGTCTTTCATATTAGTATTTATCAATAGTTTCCGCTAACGAAGATAGGCATTGGTGGGTCATAATCATGTATATCTTCAGTTTGATTAAAGGTATTATATACTCTTGGATCCCAATCTTTGAGTACATCCATCATTCTTAATGCCAAAAGCGTGGCACTTATTAGATCATCATTGTGTCCTAATTTTGCTTGATAACTAGATCCTGTAGCAATATAATTTTTAAGTTCTGTTATCATAGGCTTGCTTTTAACAGCCATTTTATCATTTTCTATCATTGTCTTTAGTCTGCTACATGCAGTAACTTTTGTACTGTGAGTAGTGTTAAACCCTTTTCTAAATTTACGTACATGTCCTTTACGTATAGGTTCACTTACAAATAATCCAGGAATATTTTCTTCACCAAAATCATTAATTACAATAAGTGCGGCTTCACCTAATCCATTGTTTTCTACACTCCAGTATATAGATTGTTCGTTGTTAGTTTCTTTTTTTATGTAATCGCATATATCTTTTAATACTCTAATCTGTCCAGGTATTGCAGTTGTGTTGTGTTGCCATTCTGCAACTTGTTCGTAAGTGGGTAATTCAAAAACTTGTATAGCGGCATAGTCTCCTCCTGTACCCATTGAAGGATCTAAAGCCACTGCATATGTAAATTGATTAGTTGGTTTCTTGTACCAACGTGTCTGCCCCATGTTTAGCAAAGGACTTACACCTTCCATTGTTGCAAGTTTTATACTATTAATTAAAGTTTCATCAAATACTAAAAATTCGCACTCGTATTCACGTCTAAATCTTTCTTCGCCTATTCTTCCTAATTCTTCATCTTTCCATGCATCATCTCTATCAGGATGTTCACTCCAATGACACGTAAAACTACTAAATCCGTTTACACCTACTGCACTTTCATTTCCATGTTCGTCAAACTTTTGTTCAGCTTGTTTCCATATAGTAGCAAATGTATCCTCGTCTGAGTTTGGTGTACTTGTAATAATTGCACGACCACCTGTTGCTAGTGTAGGAGATATTGAAGTCCAAAAATCTTGTGCGATATTAGGTTGTACAAATGCAAACTCGTCACAGTATAATAATGAAATAGACATACCTCTACCAGTATTGCCAGTTGTAGTTTGACTTACTATTCTACTTCCATTTTCAAATTCTATTGTACCTTTGTTATAATTTATTACACCTGCACGTATATGATCAGGACACAATTCATATGCATATCTAATTCGTTGCATAATTTCTTGTGCACCAGTATATTTGTGTGCGGCAATCAGTACAGTTTGATCTGGTTGAAACATTGCATACCATAATAGATAAATGGCGGCACATGTAGTTTTGCCTGTTTGTCTAGGCAACATGTTAATATTAAATCTGTGATTATGATAACTTTCTAAAAGCCTACATTGATAATCGAACGGAGCAAACAACAACTTGCCCTTTACAGGATGTTGAATAAATGCAAACTTTTCTGCAAAATATAAGTATCCATTATTAGGATCCATACAAGACATTAGATCTTGTACTTGCTCTTCTGTAAAGGTTTCTTTTTGGTTGGCTTTTTTAGTTAATACGCCATCTAAACTCTTGCTCATGGAAATATTTAGTCAAGAAAATAGGGCCCTTAGGCCCTATTGAATTACGTTAACCGCAGTGTGCCGCAAATAGTTTTTCAAAGTCGCCTTTTTGACAACCATGACTTTTATGTACTTTTTTAAACATATCTTCTTTAGTACAACCGCTTGCGTTAAGTTTTTTCATCTCTTTTACACAGCCCATTTCGTCAAACTTTTCATCTTTATCATCTTCGTGATCTTTGCCTTCTGCCATTTTAGACATAAGTGCATCACGTAATTCATTTTGTAAAGTTTCCATTGCCATTGCATTGTCGCCTGGTTGAGCCGCTTTATACTGACCTTTTTCTCTATTGATACCACCTGATAAATCTTTTGTCATATACTGTGTATCTTTATATTCTTCGTCTGGTGAATTATCCCAATCTTCTCCTGCAACTTCTTCTGCAGGTCCACAACCGTCATCGTCCATCATATCTGGTCCGTCCATTGGTTTTGGTCCCATTGGTCCAACAATAGCTTTCAATTTACTCATTGGTGGATTTATCATATCCATGTCAACTGGTTTGGCATCTGGTGCTCCTCCACCTGTCATAATTTTAAGTAGACTTGCAACTTCGTCTGCATTTTCACCGCTCATAGAAATGTTCATATTTGCTTGTTCGTCAATTCTTTGCATTTCTGGAGCTGGTTCTGTTTTATCGATTGCTTTCTCTAGCTCATCTATTTTTTGTAGTATGTCTTTCATGTCAGCCTCCTATAACTGCTTTAGTGTTTTCAGTGGCGTCTATGTCTGCAGACTCACCTTTAGGTGCGCCATCCATTGGATCAATGTTGCGTTCCTTACGAGCAACTTCTAATTCTTTTAAAAGGTCCATTACTCTATTTCCAGCTACATGCTTTTGTGCATCTGGATCAGCCTGTTCCATTTCTAAAGTATCTAACTTAGACTCGTATGGTTCGCCACTTTTTGGTTCTTGGTATTTGTCTATTGGATGATCCTTAGTCCTAACAATAACATGATTAGGCTCACATGGGCAACAATTTTCAATATACTCTTCTAGAACTTGGGGGGTAGTAGGATAGTTAAGAGCTACTTCAAAGTATGTTACTTCCATGTTTTGTAATTGTGGAAAATCCATTGGACGTTCTTGTATTGGGGTTTTCTTGCCGTTGCTCATTGAAGATACTTCATATTTTGCTAAACAAGTTTCTAATGCATCAGTAAAGTTTTCTTCTAACTTACCAGCTATTCCAATTTTAAATTCATAAGTCTTTTTAGACTCTGTTAATATTTCTGTAAATGTTCCCATGTTCTGTACCTCTACTACTATTTATCTTTTTCGCTATTCTCAACTTGTCTTAATCGTTCTAGTAGACTGTTGCGATCTGCTACAATAGCACCATGTCCGTTAACAATTCCGCCTTCTTCTATAGGAGAATCTTTATCTAGTTTCTCTTTTTTAAGTTGTAATTCGATCATTTTTAATTTTTTATCTAATTTCGCAGTTTTGGCATCCAACGACGTTTTAAGCATCGATCCAGCCACTTCAAAAACCCTTCCACTGTATCTACTCTCCACATTCATGCCTAAATCCATTAGGTCTTCATAACTTTGTAAAGCTCTATCTGCAATATCATTTAACTCAGAATCAGCTTTTTCACCTAGTCCTTTGACGCTAGGTAATGCCGCCGCAATCTTGTCTAATTCGTCAATACTACGAATATTTTCTTTTTGTTCAACAAGTTCTTTTTTTGTATCTTTTGATAGATCTTCTTGGATAATTTCTTTGCTATCTGGTAAATCTAACAAGTCTTGTAACTTTTTGGTCATTGTGTTTCCAATATTAAATGCTACTATTATTTATCGTTTGCCGTTGTGAAATATGTCATTTTCTGTAATTACCCTAAAATAAATTCCTTTTTGCTTACAGTAATGTCTAGCGGCTTCCCATTTTGCTTGGTTTACAATAAAGTGTGCTTGATTGACTCTACTTCTACCAACTTTTTCTTTTAATCCTTGATTAGCAGGTTTCACTTCTATTACTTCAACATGTTGCTTGCCTTTTCTATCTGCATAAACAATAAAAAAGTCAGGCACATATATTGTTTGTTTACCAGTAAGTGGATTTCTATAAGGTATCTTTATTGCTTCGCTTGCCCATTTTGCAACACTGGGATGTTCGTCTAAAAACTTCATAAAAGCAAATTCCCAACTGCTTCTATATGTAGGCGTTCGACCACCCATATACTTTTCTTGATTCTTAAGGTTAAATTTTCCTTGAGCAAATCTTGGCATAGTTACACCACTATGTTTCTTGCTTCTTCTCTAATATTTTTCTCTGACTGAAAACCAAGAGAACTTGACTTAGGTCTATTGTTATTAAGTATTTCGCTAACAATACTGCTAATTTCTACATCACTTGCACCTTTTAGAGTATCTAGTAATGTAAAAACATTGATGTCATCTATCTTTGCTTGTTTAAGTAAAACAGTTGCTACTCCTACTGCACTTTGAGTGTCGAATCCTCTATTTTCAAAAAATCCTACAACTGAATCTACTTTGCTTGAACTATATGAAATTGGTTCAACAAAATAGTTGTCAAAAAATTGTTTTACATCATCTGCACTATCGATTGGTTTTAAATTTACACTAGTATTATTTTCAGCCATTAGTCTCCGCCTCCAAAACCGTCACTGAAAGATGTTCTTGCAAAACGTCTGTTTGCTCTTGCCGCTTTTCTTTCTGCAATTTGTTGTTGCAACGGTTTTCTTGATATACCTGTTCTCGTAGTTGATCCTCCACCTGTAGTTGTAGTTGTAGTGGTAGAAGAAGAAAATGATGTAGTGCTTGAACTTGCATAAGGATTACGTGATGGTTTCCACGGTGGAGGTTTTACAGGTGAACTTAGTACTTCATCTAAAGTTTTACCTGTACCTGGTACTAATGGTGTTGTCTTTACTTCAGGAACTGTTAAATCTCCAAATGCATTATACGTTGCACCATTGTTTGAAAAAGATTGATTTATTTTACTGCTGTATACAGATGAACGAGTATCTACAATTCCTCCGTTAGTTAAAATTGCATCATCATATCCGCCAGTACCTTTTGACTTATTAATATTTACTCCAGGTATTCCGCCTATACCTTCTTTTCTAATATTTCCTAATGCACCTTTTAGTACATTCATTCCTTCTTCACGCAAACCTTCTTTAGTTAAACTTTTAGCATTTTTAAATGTATTGATTGCACCTAAGGCTGTTCCTAAATTAAACTGTCCGCCTGCTATATCACCTAGTATGTCGCTTATGCCTCCAATTACACCTCCTTGTCCTAATAGACTTTGTGTTCCTCCTCCGCCTACTGATAATGGGCTTGGTGTTGTATCATAATGCTGTGTTCCAAATCCTTTTGGACTATCTTCACCAACAGGACCTCTGCTATAAAATACTGCTTCATATGCAACAGTGATTTGGTTTTGCATCATTCCTGCACTTTCACTTGCATCTACACTATCATGGGTTAGTCCAGTAATTAAAGGATTGACAAGTGTAAATGCTGTAAATTCTTTTCTAGACAATTGAAAAATTGTAATCTTATTAAAAAAGGGCGTCTGGTGATCATTATCTAAACCATATCTAAAATTTTGTGAAACAGGTGCACCATATGTATTTCTTGGAGCGTATGGAATGCTTTGTCCATCACTATTATAGTTACCATCTCTAAAATAGTATCTATAATATGCTTCCATTAATAATGTTGTAAGTCCTAAATTATCATCATGAAAAGTAATATTTACAGGATCATATTCTATACTTGTTTGTAAATTCTTTTTTCTATTGTACATATTTTTGGTTGTTGTTTGTACGCTAAATTTAGGAAGATCAGCCGCTTTTACAAGCATGTTTATTTCTTGTTTGTGTCTTTGATCTAGTTGACTTACACTGTTTAATGCTTCAGAACTTAATTCAAATACAGTGTGATATAAAAATTTGGATTTAGGTGCAAGACGAAATCCACTATCAGTAAACAGCCTAGCCGCATGTTGATAGTCTTTAAAAGTGCCGCCTGGATTTAAAGCACCGCGTAAAACATTATTCAAAAAACCATTTAATATGTTTGCCATACTAATATTTATCCTGGAAAGTAATGTGCGTATAAAATAAAAAAGGGGCCGATTAAAGACCCCTTTTTTTAAATTATGGCAATTGAGTTGGTATCTTAGATACCGCCGCCGCCAGTTACTAGACTATTAATAGTTCTACCAACTGCTGTACCAATTCCTTCACCTTGTGGTGTTTGAATTGCGTTGTCAAAGCGTATACTTAATGTAACTGTTACTGGTTCGTTTGCACTGTACGCTAATGAATTATAATTAGCATTTTGTACAAAACAGCCGTAAAGTTCAAATGTTTCTAGTGTGTTTGGAGTGTTTGCTCCGTTACCACCATCTAGTATTTCAATTCTTGTTAAAAATTTGTAGTCAATACCTGATGCCGCACCAGACTGTTCAAAGAAGTCGAACTGTTTCTGTAACTGTTCGCCAACTAGTCTTTGTACACTATTGTTTACATCTTCACGTAAGTTTAGTGTAATAGGCTCAAAGCTGTGTCTACCAGCTAGGTATGCTCTACTGTTGTATACAGGTATTTCCATTTCTTCAAATGTTACACTTGGGCGTGTTACATCAATTACCTGTTTTGTTAGTTCTGTTGTTGGTGTTGATACACCAAAGTTCTCAAGTGTCACTCTAAAGCGATACTGCAATTTAGGCATTAATAAGCCTTGTGTGCTTGCACTATTATCGCTTGCTAGTGGTACTGTAATTTTTGAGAGTGTTGATATTGCCATAATGTTTTACTCCTGTTACAAGTATTTATCATTTAATGAGCCCCATATTTCAGGGGCTCATTTTTGAATTATAAACCTGCTATCTCTCCTGTGTTTTTCAATCTCAATGGAATGTAAATGAATTCCACTGCTTTCACTGGTTCAATAGCTATGTCTAAGTATAGTTCATTTCTATCGATTCTAGCCGGTGTGTTGTTTGATTCATCACACACTACAATGTAGTCGTATAATGCTCTTGAACCTACTAACTCTAACATTAAACTTTCAGCCGCTTGCTTGATCTCATCACGTGTGATCTTATCGTTTGGCTCAAAGATGTAAGGTTTAGCAAGTTTATTAAGTTGACTACGTAGGTAGATAACCAATCTAGCAACGTTAATTCTATCCAATGCACTTGCATTTTTAGCTCTAGTCTTTTGACCAAATGCTACAATACCTGCGCCTGTTATGAATGTAATCGGGTTAACGTTGATTCCAAATAGTGTATCACGTTGACCTTCGTTCAACGCTACTGATACAAATTCTCCTTCGTTATCAATGTAACCTGTTGCTGTTGCATTTGTGATTCCACCACGTCTTGTACCTGCTGGTGCAAACCATGGAAACGAAACTTGATCGCTTAGTGCAATAGTTCTTAGCATCATGTGTGACGGTGGAACAACAACGTTGTTTCCTGCATTGTCACTTGTGAAGCCCCATGGATAGTAAACACCTAGGTATTCATCGCTTGAAACTAATCCGTCTGCATTATCTTCAACTGCAAGTTTAACATTTGTTCCCCATTCGTTGAGTGATGTTGCATCTGGTGTTAGTGTGCTTGGTGAGTCACCAACTATAAACGCTGTTAGTCCTCTATCAAAGTTTAGGCTAATCATTTCACCAATTAGTTCTGGATAACCTGGTGTTGCCATTACGTTGAATATGCGTGATTCGTCATCACGTATATCATCGTTGCTGTTAAGCATAGCCTGTAAACTTTGAACCACAACTGCTCTTTGAGCATTTTGACCAAAACGTCCTGAACCGTCGCCGTTATTAGCTGACTCAGTTACCCATCTATGTGGATAGTAGTTTGTCATAGGCTCGTCTGCATTGTTAGCTTCAAAGCGTCCGTTATCTGCTGTTACGTCAATGTAGTTACGTACAAATTTCTTAACATTAAATCCACTTCTACGTAAGTTCCATAATAACATACCTTTTGGATAAAGTGCAGGATCTGGTGCATCAAAATCTAAGAAGTTACTTGCAAGTAATTCTTTGATTGTACCTTCAGTGCTGTTAGCACCTGCTGTACCCCAACGTGCATCTGCAAATAGTATTCCGTCTTGTGTAGTTTGATCGGAAGTATCTACTACGATCCATTGTGATTTAGGACCACTCCATTTGTAAATTATTGGATATGAATCAATCATTGCTGTACTAATCCATAGATCGCCATTTTTAAGATCTGAACCATCTGACTGTGTAGTTGGTTCTGTTGCACTTACAATAGGACCATCTGGATCAGTCTGTTCTGCAGAGTTTGCACTATAGAATGGACTTGTTGAGTCTAAGTAACCAACCCAAGTCGTACCATTGTGTACCATAACATCTACTTCATCAACAACTGAACTGTACCAAAGTGTACCATCATCTGCCAATGCTGTAGGAGCATTTGCACTGTTAGTAGCTGTTAATACTTTCCAGTTTGTTGCAAGGAAGTCTGCACTTGTGTCGCCTGCTGGATTAGCATATAGGTTTGGTGTAGCACCTGTACCTGATGTACTAAAGCCTGCTTCTGCTAAATGACCGCTTGTGTCTTTTAATCTAAAGTCACCGCCAGTTTTATGTGAAATAACAATTCTGTTCAGTGAGTCAACACTTGCACTTACGTTTGTAAGTCCAGCACTGTTAATTGCACCTGCAATGTCATCTGCATCATCTGCGTCACCTGCTACAGATACACTTACTGTAACTGCACTTTGTAAAGTTGCATTTCCTACAATACTTTCTTGTATTGTAAAAGTTGCTGTACCTGACGAAAGTCCTGTGCTTATTGCACTTGACGTAATTGTTGTTGCTCCTGTTGCATTTCTTTTGTAAACTTTAAAATTTGCAACAAGGTCACTTGACTCTGCATCGTTATACTTGATATACAATGCGTCTGTTGTTAGGTTAGCGCCTCCGCCTGCCTTGTCTAAGTTGAATAGTGCAGTTGTGTTATCTGAAAAGATTGATACATCTCTACTATCCCATAGTTTTGTTGCATCATTCCAAACTTTGATAGCCCATTTTGCACCTTTGTTTGGACTTGTTGTTTTAATCCAAACACTTCCAGTTGGACGTGGAGTTGAGTCGTTTTCACCAAACAATGGAACACTTGTATGAGGGGCAATATTCAATTCAGGTGCGTAGTAAGTTCCTGCTACAATACCCATGTCTCCCATTAGACCGGTACCTTCTGCAATCACTACATTTGCGCCTGTGCTGAATATTCTTAAAATATCGTTTGATGAATCTACGTCTGCTGTAACTCCTGCAATAGCCGCGCCATTAATCGCCGCCGCCGCCGCTGTTGCATCTGTACCAGCTGTTGTTACTGTTGAACCGTTAATAGTCATGTCAAAGCCTGAAGTAGTTGTTGCGCCAGCAGTACCTGATACTGTAGCCCAACTTGCTTTCCAAGCACCTGACCCAACTTCGACCCATGCTCCTGAGCCGTTTTTGTAATACATTTTTTGTAATGTAGTATCTGCTGTAACTGCATAGTCGCCGATAGCACCCACTGATGTTTTTGGTACTCCGCCGTCTAATTTTGTTGCATCAGTTATTACTAATGGAGCATTGTAAGTAAAGCTCTGACCGTTTGCACTGCTTCCTGCCGCTCCATTCCATTCAAACAAACCATAGATAGTACTTGCTGTATCTACCCAGTAAGTTCCATTTGCTGGATTGCTAGTTGGAGCGTCTGCACTTGCTTTTATGCTGTCTAGGTCAATACCTGCTCTTACAACATATGCTCTGTTGCTGACACCTAGTAAAGAGTAAGCCGCTTGTAAACCATACTCGTTTAGCTCACCTCCGTGTATTGGATTATTATTACTATCAGTATAGAATAATGGTTCTCCGAATGTTTCTACTAGATCTCTTTGTGATGTAATCAGGAATGGTTTTCCTGCGTTTTTCGCTTGTGTACCTGGTGCTGTCCCTGTGCCAGACCCATTCTGTTTATCCTGGGCCGATGCGACAAAGATCATAGGTACGGTGCCGGGTTCGGCTGGCGTGTAAAAACTTTCGTCAATTACCTTAACCTCAACACCTGGTGATGATAATGCCATAATCATTTCTCCTTCAAAATAAGTGTTCTATAATGTATTTATTCATTTTTGATAAAGAACACCTGTAATAGTACCAGAAAAAGGGACCAAAAAGGTACGGTAAATACAATATGAGACCACTATGTGTATGCAAACAAAGACCAGCGGCTATAAACTATCGCAAAGGTAACAAAGTCTATTACAGACGTAAATGTGAAACTTGTTTAAAGCACGGGCGAGTAGGCTATGGTATTCCTCAATGGAAACTAGCCGGTTATGTGAAAAAACAACAATGTGAAAAATGTGGATTCAAAAGTAAACACAACGAGCAATTTGATGTGTATCATATAGATGGTAATTTAGAAAATTGCTTACCTAATAACTTAAAAACTATATGTGCTAATTGTCAACGTATTATGCAGAAACTGGGTGTTTCTTGGAAACAAGGCGACCTTTTACCTGACTTTTAAGTTCCTCCATTGTACCAATATTATCTACTACTTCATTAAAAGCAACGTTAGCCCAACGCCATTCTGATTCGTGTACATCTTGAGGTTCGACACCTATATCCTGATACATTCTAAACCAAACAGGATCTCCGCCTCTTCGTACACGCCAAACTTCACCATATATGCTTTTTAACATATTTGCTTCATTAGGAAAACGTACATCAGGAATAACAAAATTTGTTGTTGGATTGTTAACTATTTCTTTTTTAATAACACTGACCCATATACCGTCATAAAATCCTTTACGCATACATTCAGTACCAAATTCCTGTAAAATTAACCTAGGAGTAACTGTTCTTCCAGTTTCTTTTGTCCAAAACGTGTCTACTGTTTCACGCCATTCCCTGCTGTCATCTGTATCACCTTCTAATGCTTGTCTATCCCAGCCAAATACACTTGCTACACCATCTTTTAATTTATCAGCAAAACTTATCTTCTTGAAGCCGTGATCACTAACAAGGATATCAGCAACGGTTCCTTTACCACTACCTATCAATCCACATATTCCAATAACTTGCCTCATACTTTTAACTCCGATGTACCTTCACCTACTGTACCTCTAGCAAATAAATTAAATGCTAGACTATATCTTGGTGTATCTGTTTCGTTTGGTGTTACCATATGTTCTAAATGACTTGGAAAAATCACTATGTCTCCTTCTGTTGGTGTTATATAAAAATCATTAGTATTCCATTGATTTGTTTCGCTATATTTTACTCTAACAGTATCATGAAACAAATTATAATATAAGTGAGATTTTTGAAACACAATATCACCTGCTCCGGGTGCATTTTGCATATAATAAACTCCACTTAACATTGCATTACTATGCCAATGCGTTGTATTATATTCTCCTTTATTGTGTCTGTTAATCCAGCTGTTTTGTAATTCAAATGTTACGTCTTTAACTTGTAACTCTTCATAGATAAATTTGTTACATTCTTCTAAAATTTTATCCTTAAGTTTTTGCAAAGGTTTTTCATTTAAAATATATTTGTTGCCTGTATGATCATGTCCTGCCGCTTCATGTGGATAATCTAATTTGTACATCCACTGTTTTGTCATTTCATTTACACCGCCAATATTTTTATAATATAAAGGGATAGGAAATAAACCTGTAGTACTCATATATTCAACCTCACTGAATTTTCTCCCAATGTACCTTTAGGAAAATAATTAAATGCCAAACTGTATCTATCTTGTTTATCTTCACTTTTAGCTACTTGATGTTCTAAATGGCTTGGAAAAATTAAACAATCTCCAGTCATAGGCTGAACAGTCCACGAACCAGTAGTATATTGTGACCAATTATCATTTGTATTTGGTCGTACATGTTCCGGAAAAGTATTAAGATGCTGTCTATTCTTTTTAAATGTAATAGGATTAGCAGTTGGTCCGATATCAGGATAATATACTCCACTTACTAATGCGTTTGCATGATTGTGTAATTCTATATCACTACCTGTATTCATTTTGTTTATCCAACTTGTAGTCAATACAAATTCTGTTTCATCTGTTACATCACAGATTGTATAAACAAAATGATCAACTGCCATTTTAATTAAATTTTGTAAATTTTGTAATTTTGATTGACGTAAAACGTCAAAGCCTCTTTCCCAAGGATTTAATTCTTCTTCTCCAGAGTATTGTGCTACAGAATTTGTAGGATATTCTAACTTTTTAAGCCATGCTAGAGTAATTGGATCTAGTGGTCCGATATGAGTCTTTAACAATGGAGTGGAAAATAGAGGTGTAATTTCATAGTGCATAGTAAAACTATAACACCATATATTCTATTTGTCAAGTATTTTTTAACCTATTGTAAAGCCGTATCCCATACCGCCTGGTACTGCTGTGCTAACTTCTGCTTCAAGTTTTTCCATTTCGGCTTGTGCTTCTGCTTTCAGTGCATCACCATTTAACGCACTACCACCTTGAGGGCCTGCTATCTGTGCAAATTTACTACGTGCTTCACCTAACATATACTTACACGTAGCAAGTGTATAATCTTTAATCCATTGACGAGCTAGATAGTCTTCTAGTAATTGTTCGTCAGGACGATAATTGTAGGCAAATAAAAGTAATGTTTCTTCTGCTCTTGGTCTTTGTAATAATGTAAGTTCTTTAGTAGTTGTATTCCATTTAAATTCAATGAAAGAACCAAACATACGTCCTACAAGTTCTTGGTATTGACTAAACAAATCATAGGTTGCAAGTCCGCCCATGTTAGATGAACTTAACAAGTATGTATTTGTGTATGCGAGGTTGAATGGTTCAAATAATGTTCCACCATCGCCACCACCTGAACGTGAACCTATTGAACGTCTAAATAATCTTCTAACTTCAATTACGTTTTGTGGAAGAACATATGTATTTTGATCAATAACAGTTGGCATAAAAAGATAAGATTCTTCAACTGAATTATCAGATCTTTGTCTAAATCTTGTTAGTGCTTTGTCCAATGCTGTTTCATAATGAGCTGGATCTAGTTCTACATCGATCATGCCACCACCTAACATGGTGTAAACATAATCATATATCTCTTGCTTTTTAGTTGCTAATGTTGCCATACGAAGTTTCTCCACTAGTATTTATCGTTACGATAAATATGTATATGCCAAGACTATCTTTATACAAACCAGAAAAAGGCAAGGATTACACATTTTTAGACAAACAAATCCTTGAAATGTTCACAGTAGGTGGTACAGATATACATGTACACAAGTACCTTGGAACTAAAAATCCAGAAGAAGCTGATGCAACTGCTGATCAGCCACGATATGATGCTGTGAAAGAAACAAATATACAGGACATGCTATTTTTAGAAAATAGGGATAGAAAATATGATCCAGATATCTATTCAATGAGAGCAATTTATAATGTACAAGACATTGATTTTGATTTAAGTCAATTTGGATTATTTTTACAAAATGATACATTAATGATGACTGTGCATATAAACAGTAGTGTTAAGACACTTGGTAGAAAAATTATGAGTGGTGATGTAATTGAATTACCACACCTAAAAGATGAGTATGCACTAAATGATCATACTGTTGCACTGAAACGCTTTTACGTAGTCGAAGACGTAAACAGAGCCGCAGAAGGATTTTCACCAACTTGGTATCCGCATTTATATAGAATGAAATTAAAACAAATTGTTGATTCACAAGAGTTCAAAGATATACTTGATTTACCAGCAGAAGAAGGTTCAGATAATTCACTTAGAGATCTACTTTCAACATACGATAAAGAGATGCAAATTAACAATGCAGTAATAGCACAAGCAGAGTCAGATGCGGCAAAGGCAGGATATGACACTAGTAACTATTACACTTTAGCAACAAATGACGATGGCACAGTTGCATTAAGCACTGCTGACGAAACAGAAATTGATGCAAGTAGTGTAGGTAAAAATGCAAGCGATGTCCATGAAACACCTAACAGAAATGGTTATCAAGGTTATCTATTAGGTGACGGAATACCACCAAATGGTGCTCCATATGGTATGGGTATACAGTTTCCTAACCAACCAGAAACAGGCGATTACTTTTTAAGAACAGATTTTTTTCCAAAACGTTTGTTCAAATATAAAGGAGATAGATGGGTGAAAATGGAAGATGATGTACGTATGACACTTACGAATACAGATACAAGAGGTACACAAAAAGGTACGTTTGTAAACAATACAAAAGAAAGCACAATAGGTGGAGATCAAGTAAAAGAAAGACAAAGTCTATCTAAAGCACTTAGACCAAAGGCAGATAATTAATGCAACATTTTTACGATGCACAAATAAGACGTTATGTTACACAAATGGTGAGACTTTTTAGTAACTTCTCTGTCAAAGATGGTGATGGTATATTAAAACAAGTTCCTGTCATGTATGGTGACTTAACTAGACAAGTAGCAAACATAATAAGAGATAACAGCGAAAATAAAATTCCAACTGCACCTAGAATGGCTGTTTATATAACAGGTTTAGAGATGGATCGTACACGCACAAGCGACAGTAGTTATGTAAACAAAGTAAACATTAGAGAACGTGCCTATGATGAGAACGATAATGAGTATTTAAATTTTCAAGGAAAAAATTATACAGTAGAACGTTTACAACCAAGTCCGTACATTTTAAGAATGAGCGTAGATGTTTGGGCTACAAATACTGACCAAAAATTACAAATAATGGAACAAATTTTAATGTTGTTCAATCCAAGTTTAGAAATACAAACCACAGATAACTATATAGATTGGACAAGTTTATCAGTAGTGAATATGGAAGGCATAACATTCAGTACAAGAACCATACCTGTAGGTGTAGACAGTGAAATTGACGTTGGAAAATTTGACTTTAGTACACCTATATACATAAGTCCACCTGTGAAAGTAAAGCGTTTAGGTGTAATTACAAATATTATTACAAGTATTTTTGATGAAAGAGCAGGTACTATTGACTTAGGATTAAGTATGCCCGAACTAAACAAACACGACGATAGTATTGTTCCTGGTGAGGACAAAAAAGACACAAAAACATTTGGCACCAATGCAAGTATCGTTGCTACTACACATAAAAACTATGACTTATATGTAGACGGTAATATAATACAACTGGTGGATAAAGGTAGAGTGGGAAGCACTAATTGGCGAAATGTTATAGACACATATCCAGGCCAATATCAAGATGACATAAGCAGAGTGTATATAAGAACACTTTCTAATGACCAAGAAGTTACAGGTACAATAAGTATTAATCCTAATAATGAAACAGAAATGATTGTAAACTGGGACACAGATAGCTTTCCAAGTAATTCAATTATTGAAGGTCCAGCTAGGCATAATAATCAATGGACTACTATTGATTACGTAGTTGACCCAACAAAAACTCCGCCCACTAATATGAAAGGTGTTGGCGCAAGAATACTTTTACTAGATAGTATAGGTGATTCAGGTAATACTGATGGTCCTGATGCATGGAAAAACGGAAATGGCACTGATTTCTTAGCTGATAAAAATGATATAATAGAATGGACTGGCAGTGAATGGCAAATAGTCTTTAATGCTAGTGAAACTACAGATATAACACTTACAACTAACCTTAATACAGGCATCCAATACCGCTGGGATGGTGAAGAATGGTTATTATCTGTAGAAGGAGTCTATCCACAAGGCACCTGGCGTGTCAGCCTTAACGGCTAATTATTTACATGAACAAGATTATTTGTAGTGGTACACTATTTTATTGTGTATCTACTAAGCGTTATTTGTTATTGCATAGAACATCAGGAAAAGCAAAACAAGTTTGGGGCTTAGTAGGAGGCACAAACGAAACTAGTGAAACTCCTTGGGAAGCATTAAAAAGAGAAATAGTAGAAGAAATAGGGACCACACCTC